GTGTAATCTTAGCCGAGATATTAAACATTCGGTATTCAATTCAATAAACCACGAATTATTTAAAGAACAAAGTATAGTTGATTTGGACCTTAGGACAAGTGGTATTTCACACGGTAAAAAATCTTTTTTAAACTTAGAGGTTAATTTATATACCAACAATGAAATAGATTTCAAATGTCCTGAAATAAAAGATTCGGTTAAAGCAATCATTAAAAACATAGTTAAAGAGAATGTAATCCAAAACAAATACTTTGAATTTTCACCTTCTAAAAACGATTAATATTAAAAAGATAGTAATATCGTATATTTATCTTAAAAAGAATTCATGAAACAATTAAGAATTTTAGAAGCAAGCGAAGTAGGTCATGGAATATTGGTTGAAACCGACGCAGGTTGGATATCACCAAAAGACATTCGTAACGCCGAGATGTTAAGAGAAGCAAAGGAGTTAGATTATAGAAATCCTTTTGAATTTTATGCGGTATTACAAAAATACGATACACCAAATAGAAACGGAAGATTTTATCCTGAAAGAATATTAAAGAGAGAAGCTATAAACTATCAAAAAGCAATTGAAAAGGGTTTATCCACTTCAGAACTTAATCACCCTGAATCGTCTTTAATTGACTTAGATAGGGTATCCCACATCATCACAGAGATATGGTGGGATAGAAATATCTTAATGGGTAAACTTAAATTGTTAACATCACCAGGTTTTCATGAAAGAGGTATTGTTTCCACTAAAGGAGACCAAGCAGCTAATTTAATGAGACAAGGTGTTACTATGGGAGTTTCTTCAAGAGGAGTAGGTTCCTTAAAAAAGGTTGGCGAAAGAAATGAAGTACAAGATGATTTTGAATTAATATGTTTTGACTTAGTATCATCTCCATCAACACCAGGGGCTTATTTATTCACTAATCCTGACGATAGAGATAAGTACGAAGAGAACTTAGAAGAAGAAAAAAAATACAAATCACCTGAAAATTCGGAATTTCAAACTAAAGGAGTTGACTTAATGAGAAAATTAACCGATTATTTGGGAAAATAATAAATTATGGACGAAAAATATTTTGTAGCAAAAATTCAGTACGATTTACCTGATGAGAATACAGGTAAAATCAAAAAAATCAGAGAAGAGAAACTTGTTAAAGGATTCTCAGTAACCGATGTCGAGGCTAAGGTTACCGAAAAGTATCAAGGATTTACAAACGATTGGAGGATAACCTCAGTATCGGAAAGTAAAATTGACGAAGTTATTGAATAAAAAATTAAAGTGGTTTAACGACCACTTTTTTTATGCTCCAAACTTTTTTATAAAATAAAAGTAAGATTGTGTAACCTCGAAAGTGAATTTTTTGTTATTTGACACTATTTATATTGTAAAAATAATAGATTTTCATGAAAGAAAACAAATCTTTAGTCCAAGAGGCTCTTATTCAAATGAGACAAGTTGAAGAAGCAATAGCCGAAAATGCAAAAGGAATACTTGCTTCAACTATGAAGGAAGAAATCAACCAATTAGTAAAAGAATCTCTTTCCGAACAAGAAGAAGAAGATGAGATTGATTTAGATGCAGACGTTGATACGGATGCTGATAACGATGAAATGGAAATGGATATCGATACAGATGTAGACATGGACTCTGATGAAGATGATATGGATATGGATGTTGACATGGATATGGACATGGATTCAGAAGAAAGTCCAATAGATTTAACTGACGCTTCTGACGAGGAAATCTTGAAAGTATTCAAAGCTATGGGTGAAGATGACGGTATCATTGTAAAAAAAGATGGTGAAAACGTTCATTTAACCGATGATAATGCTGACGTAGAATATCTTGTTAAGCTTGGTGAATCTCAATTAGACGAAATGGAGGACCATATGAATTACGGAGAATACGACGAATCGGTTGATGACGTTATTAATGCTATTTTCTCTGACAACGGTGACGTATCTGATGTTGAACCTTCAGATGTTGAAGATTTTGACGATGAAGAAGTTGTTTATGAAATCACATTAGATGAAGATGGAGATTCTGACTATCTTGGAATGGAAGAAGATGCAGATTCTGACTATATTGGAATGGAAGAAGACGCAGATTCTGACTATCTTGGAATGGAAGAAGAACATGGTATGGACGATTTAAGAAATGAAACTTACAAACCTAAAGGTGTTGGAATGGGCTCAGGTCCTAAATTTTCTTACAAAGATAAAGCTAAAGGCGGATTTGATGAAAAGAAAAAAGTAGGTCCTAAATCAGTTGGTACTGGTAAAGCAAAATTCGAATACAAGAAAGGTGAAAATATGGGAGGTAAATCCAAAGTTGTTAAAGCAGAAACTAAAGAAGGTGATTACGGAATGAATAGAGGTGATAAATCTAAAACACATAAAGGTGAAGAAGATTACACAACTAAAAAAGGTATGACAAATTCTAAAGGAAAAGAGGCTTTTGAAAAAACTGAAACAAAAGAAGCAGCTAGAACATACGGAATGGGTTCCAAAGAAGGTAGAGGATTAAGAAAAGGCATCACAAATAACAGAAACTATGTTTATGGTAAAAATGGTGTTAAAGTTGAATCAACTACTTCAGAAGAAGTTAGAATGTTGAGAGAAAAGAATGAAGAGTACAGAAAAGCATTGAATGTGTTTAGAGAAAAACTTAACGAAGTTGCAATCTTTAATTCAAACTTAGCTTACGCAACAAGATTGTTCACAGAACACTCAACCACTAAAAAAGAAAAAATAAACATCCTAAGAAGATTCGATGATGTTGAAACTTTAAAAGAATCTAAAAATCTTTATAAGTCAATCAAAGACGAATTAAATACTGTGGATACAAAATCAATTAACGAATCGGTAGCAACAAAACTAAACAAATCAGTTTCTACAGGTTCATCAACAACTCTAATTGAATCAAAAACTTATGAAAATCCTCAATTCTTAAGAATGAAGGACTTAATGGGTAAATTAGGTTAAAAAAATAAAAATAAAATAAACTTAAAAACAAAACAAATACTAAAATGGGAGCATTATTAGAATCAGGTCTTGTAGGTAACATCGGGTTAAAACACCTTAAAGTTATCAAAGAAGACACAATCAACAAATGGGACAAATTAGGCTTTTTAGAAGGTCTTAAAGGTCACATGAGAGAAAACGTAGCACAATTATACGAAAACCAAGCATCGTTCTTAATTAACGAAGCATCATCTACATCTGACACAGGTGCATTTGAAACAGTTGTTTTCCCAATTGTAAGACGTGTATTCTCTAAATTATTAGCGAATGACATCGTATCAGTACAAGCAATGAACTTACCTATCGGTAAATTATTTTACTTTGTACCTAACATTCAGGCTTACACTGACCCAGCTAACTTAGCTACTACAGGTATTCACTACGCACCTTATGGTTCACCAAACGCTGCGGCTGACCAAACACCAAACAGTGGTTATGACTACAACAACACTAAAGACCTTTACGATAGATTCTACGAAGGTAACGAACCAGCGTTAGACCCACCAGGTTTATTCGACTATTCTAAAGGACAATATTCTGCAATCACAGCTCCAGTTGTAACTGTATCTTGGTTAGCAGACCAATTAGTTCCAACAGGTTATAGTACTGACAACTACAGAAAAGTTCTTATTGTTATGTCAGGTTTTGCGGCTGATGGTGCTGGTAAATTAATCGGTCCTGATGGTCAACCAATGGACAACGAAGCGTTCTTATCTGATTTAACTATCTATGGTGTTGCAGGTAATAACTACACTTCAGGAAACACAACTAACCCTTACTTATTTAGAGTTGTAACTCAAAGATATGGTAAAGGTATTGTACAATATGGTAATAACAACTCTACGTTAGTATTCCCTAACAGTAAAACTGATGGTGGTCAATATGACAACATGTGTGATGCTGAAGGTAAAATCTACTTAGAAGTTGATTTACAGGTACCAGTTTGTATTACTTGTGGTGGTTCTATGGACGGTTACACAGGTTCAACATTCTCTTCTTCAACTGCTTCTGACAATGCATTTACTGCAACTTACAGAATCTACAAAAACTTAGAATTTGAAGATAGAATTGGTGAGGTATCTTTCGACCTTATGTCAGTTACAGTTTCTGTAACAGAAAGAAAATTAAGAGCTCAATGGTCTCCAGAAATGGCACAAGACGTTGCAGCGTTCCACAACATCGATGCTGAAGCTGAATTAACAGCTTTATTATCTGAGCAAGTTGCGGCTGAAATCGACCGTGAAATCTTAAGAGATTTACGTAAAGGTGCAGCTTGGAACTTACGTTGGGATTACAATGGTTGGAAACGTCTTGGTTCAAGTGCAGTTCCTTACACTCAAAAAGACTGGAATCAAACATTGATTACCGCTATCAACCAAATTTCGGCTCAAATCCACAAATCTACCTTAAGAGGTGGAGCTAACTGGATTGTTGTTTCTTCTGAAATCAGTGCTATCTTTGATGACTTGGAATACTTCCACGTATCAAACGCGGCTCCTGAGCAAGACCAATACAACATGGGTATTGAAAGAGTTGGTACATTAGCTGGTCGTTACCAAGTGTATAGAGACCCTTACTTCCCACCAAACCAAGTGTTGTTGGGTCACAAAGGTACGTCTTTACTTGACACAGGTTACATCTACGCACCGTATGTACCTCTACAATTAACACCTACAATGTACAATCCATTCAACTTTACACCTATCAAAGGTATAATGACGAGATACGCTAAGAAAATGGTTAATAACCGTTTCTACGGACGTATCACGGTTGATGGTGTACGTACATTCGACTTAAGAGAATTGAGATAATCAATATCTTATTTAGATACCAAAAAGGAGACAAGAAATTGTCTCCTTTTTTTATTTACAGAAAAATTAAACAGTTTATATTTATTATTAGATTTTAGATTATCAGTCCCCAGCCCTCAAAAGCTGTTGAGTGTTCACGGACACAAAGGTATTGGTAACATAGTCATTAACTATTTTAAAATTAAAAAAAAAATGAATTACACAACAACTATCGTGAGCAAGCCGACTGCTCACATCACAAAGAAAAAGTCGCGTTTAAAAATCTACAATGGTAATGTCGTATTCCTTAACGACAAAGATAATTTCGAATTCGAAATTCATAATCCAAAACAAACATCGGTTCTTTGTAAAATCAAACTGAATGGTCAGTATATCTCCACGAGTGGTATTATTTTACGACCAGGTCAAAGGGTGTTTTTAGAGCGTTTCCTTGACTCAAATAACAAGTTTGAGTTCAGTACCTATGAAGTTAAAGATACGTCCGAGAATCGTGATGCAATTGACTTAAATGGAGATGTAATGGTTGAGTTCTATGATGAACAGGAAGTTAGGATTTACCCTCACCTTTCAGGTGGAAATTGGAATACTGGTTGGTCACACATTAACACAGGTTCTCCATATTATGGTGATATAACTTTTACCAATAACTCATCAGCTACATATGTTTCTACCACATCTCTTAATACTGTGACTAATACATTTGAAGGTCCAAACATCAGAAGTGTTAAATCTAAAAAATCTATTGAGACAGGTAGGGTTGAAAAAGGTGAAAAATCAAATCAACAATTTACCAATTCATCAAATCAAACTTTTAATTTTTTGGTATCTAACTCTATAAGATTTAAAATATTACCATTAGGTAATAAAAATGTCACCACAGAGGATATTAAACATTACTGTACCGAATGTGGTATCAAGACAAAATCAAAATATAAATTTTGTCCGTCTTGTGGTAACAAATTGTAAGAAATAAAAAAGGGGTTCCGT